TGAGGCTGTGCAAGACCAGCAGCAATCATCCAAGGATCAGGAGGCCCATAGGCACCAGTGTTTGTACCAATTTGCGGCCACTTGCCCTTAAGCATGTTCTCGAACATGTTGCTAAAGAATTTCAATAGAGCTTCCTGTTCAGTGGCAAGACCCGCGATGATTGCAGTAGCGATATCAGAGCCATACTGCTTCCAAATCTTTAGCTGCTCATTCATCATCACATTGGTAGAATCATTGATTAGTGCCTGACCCTTCTTCCATGTATTCACCCACGAATCAGGATTGGTGATTAGCTGTGCATCGGTTAGTGAGTTCAATGCCTGTAGATGCGGTAGTGCCTGTGGACCCATTTCTCTAAGCTGTTGGATGATCTGTAGTGGCACTCCACGATTCTTTAGCTGAGTGAGTACAGCTTCCCAATTAGTCCATCCGGCAATCTGAGCATTGAGGTCATTAACTACGTCCTGCCCTGTAATTGCTAGAGGCTTAACTAGTTCACCAAGCTGCCTTCTAATCTCCGCAACCTGAGCGCCAATTTCAGCAGCCCTAGTTGCTAGGTCAGCGGTGATAGTAGCAATCTCAGCGTTCAGGGTATCTCGTACCTTCTGAATCTCAGCAGCTAGTTCTGGCGTTTGGAAGGTAGCTTGTGCTACGGTACTAATCATGCCCTGGCTAGCCTGCCATACTCTTACGTACTCAGCTAGCTGTTCCTCCGTAGCACCATTGAGAGTCATTAGCTGACCAATTGCCTGTGGGCCTAGCTGCTCTAGCGCAGCAGCCAAATCCGGCGGTACTCTAGCGGCAAGAGAAGCTAGTGTAGTGCGCCACGTATTGAATGCTTCTAGCTGTCCTGTAAGGTCTTTCAGAAGATCGTCGAAACTAGCCGCAATGCCCCACTCAGCGTTGGTTGTAACAGTCTCACTCTTAAGCCAGTCGCCAGCAAACAGTTCACCGAACAGTCCCCTAAGTTCATCTGTACGTGCCTTAAGAGCATCCGATGTTAGTCTCGCCATTTCGTCAATGGCTTCAGCGTTGAGTCTACCAATCTCCTTGAATGCTGTGGCGTTTGCTTCTACTAGTTCTTTGTCTAGATCCTGAATCTGCTGATTGAAGTCCTTTACGGATTCATCGTATGCAGCAACAGCATCGTCAAAGGCACTACCGATACGATCAGCTAGATTAGTCGGACCCTCAAACAGAGAACCAAAGTTAGATGCGTTCTGCTCTCTAAAGGAGTTCCACTTGTCTAGTAGATTCTGAGCAGCGGTCTTAACTAGATCGTTGAACTCTTCCTTCGTCTGATTCTTCCAGTTCTTTAGATCCTCAATGCTGCTAACCTGAGAACGACGTACCTGACCCTGCATCTGATTCCATGCCCTGATGTACTTCTTAAGCTGTGCAGGCGTAGCGGTAGCTAAGAGCTTAATGTACTTCAGCCCATCTACACCTAGCTCACGTAGGTTATCGAGCAGGGTCTTAGGTACTCCCCTCTTCTGCAACTTGGAGAGCGCATTGTTGAAGGCAACGAATTCCTTGACCTGTCCTCTAGCATCCTTAGCAAGTCAGCGAAGTTAAGTCCCTTACGTAGCCGCATCTTGTCTGCCTTCTCGCCAAACTCCTTAGCGCGAATCTCGTCAATCTTCTTCTTTGACTTCTTGAACTTGGCGAGAGCATCCTTCTGCTGCTGTAGGTACTTGTCTAGCTTAGTCTGTGAGAACTGAAGATCATCACCAATAGAGTCAATGCGCTGCTGCTTCTTTTGTAGGAAGGCACCATTGAATAGATCAATGATGATAGCAGCCGTCTTTTGAATCTCAGGCTTCCTATCCAGCATACCCTTAATGATACCTTCGATGATCGGGATACCAACTGTGCGCTCAAAGAGCTTAGACGGAGAACCAATCTCTGCCTTAGCAATGGCTGCTCTGTTGATTTGCTGGATCATGCGATCAATAGCAGGAATGATTACCTGATTAGTACCTGCATCAATACCGCTACCAACACCACTAGCAATCTGATAGCCTAGATTGAAGAAGTTAGGTGGAACGACGTTAACCTTGATCTTCTGATTGATCGTAGGCTTAAAGACCTGTGCAATCTGCTTCTGTTTAGCAGCAGCATCCTTCTTAGCGGAAGGAATCTTGATGGTAGCAGTAAAGGTGCCGATAGCCTTGCCAAAGTCCTTGGTCAGCTTAGTCTGCTTCTGCTTTACTTCAGCAGCAACCTTCACTTGCGCTCTCTGCTTGTTCATCTGTGCTACGAACTTTCGCATTGCAGCAGGAGCAGACTTAGGATCAATCTCAGCTTTAATGAAGGCGCGCATTTCAGGGATCGTTAGTGCGCGACCCTTCTTAAGCGCAAAGCGGAACATATCCTGTACTGCATTAGGCGGTAGCTTGGGTAGTACCTTCATGCGTGAGAGACTCGTAACAACATTCCTGAACTCTCTTTGTAGTCTAGTACCGCCAGTACGTACACCAGCAATGTATCGGTTGTACGATGCAGTAGTCTCTGCGATGCGCCTATCAATCTGGCCCTGGTCAATGAATCCTTCAGGAATGTCTAGAGCCTTGCGTAGCTTGTTGATCTGCTCTACTAGCTGTAGACTTGCCCCGCCAGCCTGCCTACGATTGAATAGTGCCTGTAGACGCTGTAGCATGTTGAGCCGGTTACTTACTGCACCTAGCTGTGTAATTGCTGTGCGCTGCTTTTGGATAGCGGTATTGAAGGCATTGAAGGCTGTGTCTGCTCTGCGATGTGCTGCTGCAAGAGTATCTAGTGCGCGAGCGCGATCAATGTACATTGCTGCTACTTGATCCTTAGTACCGCCAGCCTTAATCTGGCGATCTAGTTCGCTCACCATGTTACGTGCCTTAATCACATCACCAACAGCACCAGCTAGTCCACCGAATACTCCTGCCTGTTGTCCTGTAGCTGCTGCTACTGCCCTACTACGTGCAAGCTGATCTGCTGTCTCTTTAGCAGCCTTAGCGATATCGTTCTGTCTACGACTCCACAGTAGAGCAGCGCCAGCCGCAATAGTGATAGCTGCACCAGCTACTTTTAGTGGGCCAGGGATAGCCGCTGCTGCACTACCAGCGAGGAACATAGCACTACGGAATTTACCCGCTCCTGCTGTAGCTGCTGGAATAGCCTTAAGCGTAGCTCCAAAGCCTTTGCCTCTAGCGAAGATACCAGCCATGCCACCTAGACCCGCTGCACCTGTACCTGCTGCTTGTGCAATTGCGGCTGACTTCCATGCCATGCTAACGCCTGCAATAGCTCTAGACAGCTTTAAAGCGCCAGCGGTAGCAATACCGAACATGAGAACCCAACCGCCTAGACCCTGATCTGTAAGACTAAAGAACGAGTCGATGACTGTATTGAGTCCATTCCAGTTACCAGTGAGTACAGCGATAGCTGCGCTAATTGCTAGGAAGCCTGCACCTACTGTAATCAGTAGCATACGCTTCTTTGCTAGCGCGGCGGCCATTCTGATTAGTGGGCCAAGCAGGAACATAGCTGCTGATGCAACACCAATGAATGCTACGCCTAGTGCGGCCCAATGTACGATCTGCGCTCTAAGCTCAGGATCGAGATTCTGGAAGTAGTCTACTAGCTTCTGAACATGTGGGGCTAGCTTTAGAATCTCCGGTAGGACGTTAGCACCAATCATTAGAGCTAGTGCCCTTAGCTGATTGATGAACTTCTCCCACCTAACTCCTGTGGTGTCTTCCATCGTCTTAAGGGATCGCTGGAACTCGTTGTTGTCCGTAGTGACCTTACGGAGAATACGCTGGTATCCAGTGAGGTTACGAGCTAGGAAGACGAATGCGCGCCTTGCCATTACTGTACCTTCTGCACCCCCCACAGTCTTGAAGAACTGCATGAGTGCTAGGTCACTCTTAAGGATATCCTTGCGCTTGCCTACGATGTTCCCGATGATCTTGTCTAGCTGGAACATCTTGCCGCTACTGTCGGCTACTTCGATACCTAGCTTCTTTAGACCGCTAACCATCTTAGGCCGTGTTAGCACTTCCATGAGTCGCGGAATACCAACACGCGCCTTAGCTACACCTAGAGGCTTGGAGAGAAATGCAAACGTACCTAGCGTAGTATCGAGAGTCTGTCCTGCACTCTTAGCAGCCGGCGTTAGAGTCGTTAGTGATTCATTCAACTCTGCAAATGACATACGACCGAAACGAACAGCAGCGAACATGCGGTTTAGAATCTTATTGACGTTCCTGGCTGTGGGAGCAATGTTATCGAATGCAGAGAGTACGCCAATAACACCTTCAGCTACGTCAGTGATTGGAGTCTGCCCTGCGATAGCAGCATCGCTAAACAATCTCAGCATTCTAGCGCCTTGTCCTAATCCCTTACGACTATCTCCTAGCTGGTCAATCGTAGAGAATAGGTTATAGGCTGCTGCATTGATATCATCCATGCTAGACGTACCACTAGCCTGAATGCCAAGAAACGCCTTCTGTAGGAACTTGCTGTTGTTAACGATGGTCTTAGTGGTGCGACCAAAGTTAGCGTCAACTGCGCCAGTCTGTGTGGCAACGAGGGTGACGTTCTTCTCGAACATAGCAGCGTTATGTGCTGCATATGCTAGAGCGCCACCAAAGACTAGGAAGGCGTACTGTCCAACACGTCCTAGATGCTGGACTGTACGACCAAGTGTACTAATAGGCTCATATCGCGCTTCTCTGATTGCCTTGCTAAGTCCACGCTGCTGTGCTGCGGCAATCTGATACTGCGTAGCTACACTTGCTAGTTCTGAGCGTAGTACGTGTGCGCGGTTAGTTGCCTTAATGTGATCCTGGGCAAGCTTCTCTTGATCCTTAGAGAGTGCTGCCTGTGCTGCATTCAGCGCACGATACTTGTCTCCTAGTGCGCTACCTGCTGCACTTTGTGAGTCGATTGCTCTAGTCGTGTTCTTCGCATTGTTCGCCAGTTCTTGCTGGCGCATACTATTAGCGACGAGCATTCGCTCTAGTAGTCCAAGGCGGGCGCGAGCATCGGCAATACCCGCCTTGGACATAACGTTCTTATCAGGGTCTACTTCTTTAAGACCCCCTGCCGCCTTAAGCATCTGCCGGCGTTGCTTAACAAGTGCTTCCTCTGCCGCCATTGCTCGCTTTTGGCGAGCCAGTAGTCTAATCTGCTGAGTCTCTCTACGGTACTGATCGTTACTGATCTTGAACATACGATCTTGCATAGTGCCAATTTGCCTACTGACACTCTGCCACTTGCGTAACTGTTCAGTACGACCACGCTCAATATCAGCAGCCTTCTTCTGTAGAGACAATGCTCTACGTTCTAGTCCTAGCCTACGGGAACCTGAAGTAATGTCGGCTAGCTCATTACGAGCGCGTAGCCCCTGGCGCAATAGATTCTGCTGCTTAAGCAACATCTTCTGCTGTTGGATCTGCAAGTTACGATGACGACCCAACTGTGACAAGTCTTTACCGACTCGTCTTAGTGCGCCAGAGGCTTGATTCTGCGCTCTGACAATGAGCATCATTTCTGATAGATGCCTAGCCATTACATATCAGGACCGGGTTCGTCCGTATCACTCTTTCTCTTGTCTGTTTTCTTTCCAGCGTCATCTGACTGGAACTTGTTACGTGCTTGATAGACTCGTTCTAGCTTTTTGATGTGACTTGGTATCTGTTGAAAGATGCCCCCTGGATTTGGTAAAGCCCCCACAGTTTCGCAAAGTAGAGCTATACCAATCCATCTAGCTGCATCCGAAACTAGATGAACGTCTATGTCGTTTTCGTCATTCTCTATTAGGCTGGTGATGGTGCTTCGTCGCTCGGCGAAGATGAGGTAGCAGACGTTGTAAAATCCTCTAGAGTCTCCTCATCCTCCTCAGGCTCGTTAAGCTCTGAAAGGATACGGTCAATCTCGATACCGACCTTTGGATCTAGAGCCTGTACGTGAAGTGGATTGTGGAAGTCTAGCTTCTCACCATCCTTAGTAGCTAGGTTGTGATCTAGGATGCAGTACGAGAAGTCGTGATTAGCCATCCATCCAGAAAGAGTAGTCAACTCAATCTTCTGAGTCTCAGGCTCATTCTGCCGGATTGACTTGTTGTTACGACGACCCTGCTGCTGTACCTGCATTTCCAGACCCATCTTAGTACCCTTATCACGACGTTCTAGAACTAGTCCATAAGGTAGCGGTCTAGCGACGATGAAGCCACCTTCTAGCCCTGCCGTTTCGTCGGGCGGTAGCGTCTTTAGTTCAAAACGCTGAGGCTCTGTAGTAACTGTTGCAATACGCATAGAACTCTCTCCTGTTCTCTCCTGTAGTTGTGCCCCGCCCTTGGTAAGCGGCCACCGCTGGACGGGGCACATTTGTCGAGCTAACCTACGTGATCGTTGTAACCTGTGCCTTAACTGTGATTAGGTAAGCATTGCCGCCTGCAATACCTAGCATACGACCTTCTGTATCCGCTGAGACTAGATCGCCCATTCCTTCTAGTGGAACACTGTAGCTATTGAAGAAGTAGTTGTTAGCCTGTAGTTCGACACCGTGGGTAGCTGCTGCTAGTGTTGCACCGCCTGTTAGTGACGAAACACGGATAGCTCGCTTGTTGGTAGCCTTGAAGAAGTCATAGTCAGCGCGAGTCAAGAAGTCAATCTCTGCGCTGATAGTTCCTTCAGTGATACCGTAAGCGATGTAGCTTGCACCACGATCCTGGCGAATACGGTTAAGAGCTTCTGCATTGAAGTTAACCCCGAACGTGATACCGTTGTGGTTAACGTCGGCAGCAGCCGCAAACGCCGGTGCCGTACCTGCAACGTCAAGCTTAAGGACGTGGGCATCGGCACCGTATAGCTTAGGTGCAACCCAAACCTCTGTAGGATCGGCTGCAACTGCTTCACTTAGACCGACGATGTTGAGCGTACACATTAGGACACCGGAATCAGTGTCGATGCTGAACTCGTAACCGCCAACAGTACAACCAGTGTAACCGAATACTTCACCGTTACGTACAATGGTGATTGAAAGAGTACGCGGTACTGTCGGACCTGATGCAGCCGTAGACGCTGTACCTGCGGAGCTAGGTGCAAACGTATATGTCCACGGAGTAGCAGCACCAGTCTTAGTGATGATATGACGTGATGCATACATGAAGTAGACTAGTAGTTCTGGATCTACTTCCATTTCGATATCGCCCTCTACATGGTAGTAAGAAGGCTTTGCTTCTGTGTGGATGCTCTGCTGTCTAATCTGCTCTGAGAGATACTTCTCTTCCGTGTACTCTAGTGACTCACTGAGAACGGGAACGAAGATAGTCGGGGGTACGTAAGTACCCATGACAGTCTCAAAAGCAACACCTACAGAACCGCCACCGCCTAACCCTGGTGTAGTTGCCATTAGCCCTTATCTCCTTCATCTTCCGGTTCTGCGGGTTCTGCCATTTCAGGCGTAGTAGAGGCTTCAGGGAACATATCCTCTACCTGCTTGGGGCTGAACTTACCTGTACCACTTACCTTTACGTACTCTCCCTCGCCAGCCCACTCTTTCGGCGTCTTACGGTACTTGGAAACGAAGAACGCTTCCTGTTCATCCGTAAGTTCTACATTCCCCCCGTTCTTAACAAGGATACCACCAACGTCTAACTCAGTACCCTTATCCATGTTCGGGAAGTTGACTTCGATCTTAACTCCCATTATGCCTCCTATAGTGCTGCACGACTGTCTCCGCTCCAAATTAACATAGTCGCTACGTTAGCTTGGCCTTTAGCATCTGCAATAACACCCGGACGTTCTGATAGGACATAGCCAAAGATTACGCCACCGCCTAGCTTGTAATCCTCATGTAGCTTGTTACGGATTCTAGCTGCAAGTTGCATATCCTCCTTTGTCCGTGTCCTATGACTAGCTGTTAACCTCGCGTGATAGCATTCAAGCTGAATGATGAACTGAAGATTGAACGTCCGTGTAGCATGTAAGTCCCTAACTACTGGAACATTGTATGATACAACTACTGCGGGATACTCTCGTAGCAACCTTTCATCAGCATATCCTACGTACTTTAGTCCTAGAGCAACCTTGTTTGTATTGAGAAGATTGTAGATATGATCTAGTGCTTGCTCTGGCTCTGTGAAGTATGGCATTAGTCAATTGGAGCGAATCTAGTCCGACCTGGCCCTGTTCCACCAGCACGCTTTGCATGGCGGAAGAACGGCTTACCTCTAGATGATGTAGCGAGTGCTACTTCACCGTCAAACCACTGATAGAAAGCTGCATCCATCTTAAACTTCGCTGAATCAGTTAGACCCATGAACGGACGTGCTGGTAGTGCATTCTCACCTGACAAGTTTCCAAAAGCTTCATCGCCAGAGAAACCTCTAACTGCTGCGTTACCTGCCTTGTCTTCTTCTGACGTTCCTGCTGAATGTCTCTCAGCACCAAAGTTATTCCAAATGCCCCATTCAGGGATACCACTGGTGTCAATGAATAGACCTTCGTTCGTAGGAACGTACGTCGATCTACTAGCCATTGCGTCTCTAGTGTCGCCTTCCCTTACTAACATACCACCAGTGTTATGAGCCAATGCATCAGGTGCATAGCTTAATGCCCATCTTTCCCACGGTACTCCGTCGGGAGAATTCTTTGCTACGAACCTTTCCGAAATATCAATACGTGCTAGTTCTCCTGCGACTGTCATTGGCTCGTAGAGATCCTCTAGCTCAAACGACAACCTAATGATTTGTCGCCTAATCTCTTCCGGCGTGGGCTTTGCCCAATGGTATGTGATTGAGTTCGTAACCGTAGCCATTAGAACTCCATATCCATAGTGAACTTAGGATCAGGCAATGCTGTAAAGTGATTCTCGCTTAGTCTCTGTCCAGTGTTCACTTCTTCTGTAACCTCAGGCAGTACCATTTCGCCACTTACGATCATTTCAAGCATCATCATTGCTTCACGATACTTCAATTGAGCGTAATCGGCATCCTCTGGATAATCCTCTGCAAGCCTGTTGCGGTACATTAGTGCAGCGCCTAGACGCCCACCAATAGCTCTAATCGTTTCAGGTGTAGTTGTGGGATCAGCCCATGAAGCTAGAGTAAGGGGAGAGAACGTACCACTAAGACGACCAAAGATAACGCGAGAGATATCTAGTTTTGTCGTTACTAGATCATTCGGGTAATCCGTGATAAGGAACTTATCAATCGGAAGGTGTACCTGAATATCCGCATCAGTTACAATTGGTTGTGTTAGCGGCACGTTCTCTCCTAATCCCTACTTAGCCTTTTCGGATGCAGGCTTAGGCTTCTCTTCAGAAGCAGCTTCTACAAGCTGTTCCTCAGAAGATGTTACTCCTGCTACCTGCGCCGTAAGTAGTTCCTCCTGTGAAGAGGCTGCTTCTGCAAGCTGCTTCTGTAGGTGGACTACGGGGCTATCGGTAGAACCAGCAGGCATATCCGGGTACTTATACGGACGTGCTACACCTGCTTCTAGCCATGCCTCCCACTCTTCTTCTGAGGAAGCATCGGATTCACTAATTGGCTCACCAACCGTCTTGATGTTACGGCTACTAATCACGTTACGCTCTCCACCATTCGGAGTACGTACCGTAGCCGATTCACCACCATCGTAGAGATTGGACCAAAGATAGTGCTGCTTTGCGGGCATTCCCGATTACCTCCCTTCTACCATGCACCGGCGCTAAACGCCGTCTTGATGATATAGCCAGCCATACCGGATACGACCTTACAATCGTACCGCATGGACTTACGTACTAGGTCTGACTTACGACCTTCCTCACGCCACCTATCGACAGGGCCGATTGTACCATCCGGGTAGCGCACCGCAAACGTCTTACCGAACGTAAGAGTATTGAGGTTCGGTTCCGGCTCGACATAACCGATCCATACGTCCTTACCCCACAGTGAGGTAATAGACTCAGCAGCGTCGATGTTGTCAGCAGCGTTGTACTTTGAATCAACCGGGATGACAGTACCCGTAAAGCCAACCAGCTTGCGCCATGCTTCATCATCCATTAGTGAGAAGTTGATGAAACGTGCCACAATGTCCGGGTGTGACTCTAGCCACGGAATACCCTCAGTCGGAATTGCCATTACATTAGGTGCCCGACCAATAAGGTTAGTCACCTTCTGTACGGCTGCCCGAATGATGTCAATCGGATTGCTTGTTGCACCAGCGTAGTTATCCCACTGATCTGCTGCTGCTAGCGTGATGGTTGAACCACCAGGGTAGTTAGCAGTATTGCGAACCGTGTCAGCTACTAGCTTCTCATGCCTAAGCAGGATTGACGTAGTAACAGCTACGGTTGCGTCATCTGCGGGGTCGATCTGTAGTGGACCACCGAACGCTTCATTTGCAAGACCACCTGACGAATTGAGGAACTGCTCTTCTTCGTCATGGATTGGAGCCTGTAGCGAATGCTCCTGAGTCCTGTAAACGTCCTCACTCCACTTACGTCCCGAGATTTCGTTAGCAACCGTACCCGGCTCTCTACGATCAGGATGCATCAACCAATGCGAGCGGTCGAATACCCTATATCGTCCAGAGGGTGATGTTACTTCTACAAACGGCATAATCCGCTGGCCGTAGAGATTCTGCGGCGCGTACCCTAACGAGAAGTTAGTGAGTAGCGGATCACTGTATAGTGTACCAGGATCATACATTTAGTCCATTCACCCCCTCTATTACGGATGCAGGAAGCCAGGAATTACAAGCTGAACTCTGGCTCGCTCGTTGGCATTAGCAGTAGGTTCAACACACATACCGACTACACGCTCACCAGCAGCAGCGGTCTTACAACGACCATCTGTTGCCATTGCGACTAGAGCGCCTACGGCGATAGCGGCTGAACATTCCCATTCAGTAGCACCCATGACTCTAACGGATGCACCCTTACCCTTTGTGATTTCACCAGCGGATACACTAACCTGTGTAACGCCAGCGATCTGGTCAGTTGCGGCTGTTACGGGAGTAACAGTTTCTTCTGCTGAGAACTTAACGCCACGGAACTTCGTAATTGCTGCCGCAACGTTATAGCCCTTGTCCATTACATAGTTGCCAGTTGCCATTTGCTTCTGTCACCCCCTCTAGTTAGCTACGTAAGCGTGGGCGAGGTCAGGATGCCGCTTACTAGCTTCAGCGATTGCTTCCTTACGGCCAAGACCGTCATTCTGCATTAGGTCGCCAACGATAGCAGCGAACTTATTGCGATCATCACGACGCTGACCAGTCGGAACTGCCTCACTACCAGCAAACTCAGGCTCACGTGAGCTACCAAGCTCACCCTGCTGTACTGCACCCTTAGCAACTGTCTGTACTAGCTGCTTAAGATCAGCGGAGTTGAGATTACCCTGACTTAGCTTGATGTGCGACTCTTGGACGATGCTCTGTGCGAGAGTCGATAGACGGAAGGATACGGGCTTTCCTTCTTCGTCCCCTTCGACCTTAAAGTCTGCAAGAGCGTTGGCAAAAGATACAGCCTCATGCTGCCTGCTTTCCTCTTCGAGCTTACGTAGTCTGTCTGCCTCTTCTGGAAACTGCTGTGCAAACGCGATACGAGTGCTTGCAGCTTCAGTAGCGGCACTTAGCTCGGCTGTCATTTCTAGCTGTGCGTCTAGTGCTTCTGATACCTTGGTGGCAAGGTCATCTTCACTTAGACCCTCTGCGCTAATACCGAGCTTCTTCGCATACTGCAAAAGAAGTTCATTCATTGCTTTTTCCTCCAACTCTGGAAGGTTCGGCGGTGCGTGTAGTCTACCTCCAAGTTTCTTCCAATCGTCTACGTGTTCATCATCCGGGTTTTCTCTAGGCTGTGGTTCCCCACCTGCGCCAGTACCCGGCTCTGAGTGTTCCTTTTCTTTATCGAAGCTAGCACGAAGGCTAAAACCCTCAAAGCCTCCATTACCTGAACTAACTTGAACTGAAGTGCCACCACCATTAAGCATCGCACCTAGAACTTCATCAAAGGTACGAATACCATCTACCATACCTGCTTCAAGAGCTTTCTTCGCGCTAACTACGCCTCCTTCTCCATAGTTCTGCACAACATCTTCCACAGTCGTACCACGACCTGCTGCTACCGACTGTACAAACATATCGTTTGCATCTTTAACTACGCTCTGAAGATACTCATGGCTCTCTTCTGTGAGCGGTAGAATCTCTGCGGCCTTAAAGCGACCTTCCTTGATTACAGTCTGCTTAACGCCTACGTTCTCTGCTAGCTGAGACTCATCGGTATGTACCATGAATGTACCGATGCTACCGAGCATACTACTATCGGAAGCATACATCTCACTAGCCTGACTAGCTAGGTAATACGCCGCACTAGCAGCCATAGTATTGGCTACTGAATAGATCGGCTTAACGTCTCTAGCCGACCTAATCTCCTGAGCCATTTCCTCTAGCATGAATGACGAACCGCCAGGGCTGTCAACATCTAGAAGAATAGACTCAACACGATCATTCTGTAGTAGTTCACGGAAGTCTTGTGTAAACTGCTCCATTGACGTAGCTCCTGAAAGCTCCGTCATTAGATTAGCCTTGGGGAAGATAGGCCCATGCAGAGGAAGGATACCTACACTACCATGCTGTGATGGTAGTGAACCACGATCACGTCTAGCATCCTTTGCTTCCTGCCTAAGCTTCTCAATGTCAAAGTTACCGTCCATGTGGGCATTCATGATCTGTAGAATCTGTCGTAGCCCACCTTCAGTAATTAACCAAGGCGTATCCTGTAACATTGAAACGATACGTGCGTAGTTCTTCATCTAGCCTCCACCCTGGTTATCCTTGGAGCCTTGATTACCTTCTTCTCCACCTTGAACATCACCCTTACCGTTATCCCCACCGAATGCTTCATCTTCTGATGGTTCTTTAACGGGAGGTACGTTAGCTTCAGGAGTTTGCTTCTCTCCTAGCTTCAATGGTGCATCAATCTTAGACCTAACCCACTGTTCTGTATCTAGGTCTAGAGTGATTAGATTACGAGCAGAAAGATTGGCGAGTGCAGCAGCCCACTGTTGTAGGTCGCGCGTCTCGCCAATGTTTCTAACCCGTAACTGAGGGAACATGTCCGTTTCAAAGTTGTACGCAACTAGCTGGGGGATTACGTACAAGTTGAACATATCGCACACTAGATTGGCGAGGTAGCGTTGCGACTTAGTGAACATATCTTGGTGGGAACCGGCTGTGGCTCTACCACCACCCTCAGCTACGCCCATAAGAAGGAACTGAACCATTACGTTCAACATAATCATTCCATTGTGATGCTCAATGGAACGAAGTACATCAACAGGCTGACCAGGCATATCTGCGAAACGCAGTACCCAACCTGTAGGTAATACCGCCCCCGCACGTTCATTAGTGCGGATATTGCTAATTAGTTCAAGACCAACGCGAATGTCGTTGTCATTAGCTGTGGGCGGTAGCTCTAGGATCGGAAAGCCCATACCATGACGTTCCTTCTGGATACCGTCAATCTTGTATAGGTTCTCTTGGTAGACCCAATTCTTGTATGCAGTACGAAGGAGACTCTTACCTTCTAGATTGCCACCCTTCTTATTGTGCGTAAGGATGACCATCTTATGAATAGGGATCTCTACTTCTTGTGGACGGTTATCTGCACGGATAGCCATGTGCTTAACCCCCACAGGGCCACCGTTATCATCGTACATGAACTCAGTAATAGTAGGTGCTAGTCTTGGAGCGATCTTACGAAGCATTGTGTACCTACGACGGTTAGCCATATCGCGTGTAGGAGTCCACTCACGTTCTTCAAAGACCTTCTCTCCAATACTGAAGCCATGCTCCATCATTCGTAGGAAGTCCTGTAGGACGTTTAGGAATGGTGAAGTCTGTGATTGCAGTAGGTTGTATTCAACGAACTGTGCAATCTCGAGATTTTCGCCCTTATCTGTGTAAGGCTCAACAAAGAAGTCAGCACCTACAATCGGCATCTTGCCAGCGCGTAGTGAAACGTCAACCGGAGCGGAGTTATTTGCCATTCGGTCATAGACCTGAATAGCTTGACCGCGTGTAGCTAGCTCAGGGACAATATCCCTAATAGGAGCTACACGGCCAGAACCCGCTTCAACGATTGCGCCAGCGTCAACCGGAATCGACCCTTTGGCATTGTAGCTAGTGCCCGTAGTGCGTCTACGTGGGTCAACCGGATCGGCCATAGCGATACCTAGTCCATCGGCAAGTACCGCAAGTGCCTCGTAGTCTGAGAAGGGGTCTTTCTTGGCGCTAAGACCTAATGACTCTCTTAGACCCAACTCTTATTCTCATCCCTGGTAATGATGCTTTCCTGTGTGAAGAACTGCATAGCTTCCGAACCGAATGTGGCCGCATTGTAAATGTCGGACAGGCGCGGCCCTACACCAAGTACAAACATATGATTGTAGAAGTAACGTAATGCATCAGGACCATGATCGTCAAAGTCATGTTGCATTTCTTTGTGATTCTTGCCTTCCTTTACATCAATGAAATGTAGACGTTCCATCTGCCTATTCAAGTGTTCACATGTATGTCCAAAAAACAGCTTAGGCTGACCATCAGGCTGTAGTTTAAGACCAGCCTTAACAGCCTCAATACCTAACTTCCATCCCACAGGTTCACTTAATACTGGACCTAGAATGAGTGCTAGTGTTGCTGCTTCGTCTGCTCCACGAGGATCGCCAAACATACCATCAATGTGATAACCAGGTGGATTCTTTCTATTACGGATGATCTGCCCATGCTCCCACGTACTCATGGAGGTAACTTGGTATTCACGCCAAACATAGACGTTATCGCTTGGATCGACCATAATGTCCAGACACACAAATGGATCAGCAAAGCCATAGTCGAAGACTAGGTAGTTACGCCATGCAGGATTGTAGGGAATCTCCTTAATGTGAATCTTGGGGATAAACTCAGTGTAGATTTTACCCTGGTATGCAACGAAGTCAGCAGCATACTCCTGTAGCCACGTAGTTTCAGGAGTGATGCGCTTAAGCTCAATCATTTCCTCTTCTTCCATACCCTTTGGATACCTTGCTTTATTCGTCCATGTGGGTAAGCGCCAACTCTCGTACTCAGGAAAGTCCGGCAACTGACCCATCATCCACATACCCTGATACCAGTTATAACCCTGTGGGGTACTTGGGAAGATAGCCCAACCTCTACGATCAGACAAAGCAGGACGAACGTACATATCCCACGTATCCTTGTCGTGCTTTGCGGCTTCCGCCATTACCACCCCATCCAGACCTTCCCCGACAAGACCATCTTTTCTGTCTGCTGACTTAACTTCAATGACCGTCCCCCAAGGCATTTCAATTCGCATTTGCCCCTGGTTGACATTGTACTGCTTTTTGATACGGCTACCCAAACCCAACTTCTTGACGAGGTTAGTGTAAAGGACACGAAACTCCTTCTCTCCTAGTGCGTAGTTCGGTCCTACGATCCAATAGACCGGAGGATCACTAGTGTCGATGTTCTCAGTTTCTAGAGCAGCAGCGGTTAACTCATTACCCCCGAACGTAGTCTTACCCCAACGGCGTCCACAGCAGGGGATCTTGAACCTTGCAGGGCTTAAGTGGCAATCCCACTGTTCTTCACTGTGGGGTTCGTACTTAAGCGTCTTGAAGAGTTGCCGCTTGGCTGCCTCTGATAACACTATGGAGCCTCTACATCAAAGATGAACGGACCGATCCACGGTAGTTCTGGCGTTGCGCTAAATTTACAGTAGATTCGATAGGCTGCACCGGGCCACAGTGAAGGAGTATTAGTGTCGATCATGCACTTGATCTTCATAGCTACATTAGGCGCGGCTGTCCACGCAACCATATCGGTATCATCGGGCTTAAGCACTTTATACATTGGGCTTAAAGTATCGAGGCTGACGATATTACCTGTTTCATCCGTAACATCGACCATTAGGTATTCCTTGGTTCCTTGTGGTAAAGTTGGCATTTATATCCTCCCTAGTGTTCCTGACCATCTGTTGCTATCTACGCCTGAATAGCGTCTGCTGTTTAGACTCCCGGTGAATCGTAGTGTACCTTGTAGGGTGGCGCTATAGTTGTTAGCCATAGATCCGCCAAAACGACGTTCCGATTGAAGTGCTCCTGTCCAGGTACGTGATAGCACACCGACAAGTAGCGTGTCAAATTCAAGAACGTGCTCTTGAATCGTAGCCGGGGTAATGACGAAATTAACCGTCCCGGCGTCAAAGCCTTCTGCTGTACCTTGGACAGTAATCGTAACATAAACCTGTCCAGCTTCTACATAAGCTGCTGTATCAGTAGAAGTAGGTGTGACTGTTAGAGATACTGTACCTGCATCTTCATATCCCGACGTTTTAAACTCAGTTGCGCTAGGAGTAATAACGTAATTGATAGTTGCGCTATCAAAACGTTCTTGCGCGTCGGTAGAACTAGGAGTTACATCTACGTATACCGTACCAACATCAGCAGACTCTCGCCCTTCAACGCTGCTTACTTGCAGATCAACATAAACTGTATTAACGTCGGCAGATTCTCTACCCTCGATTGCCGATGCTTGCAGATCAACGTAGATGGTATTCGTATCAGCAGATTCTCTGCTTTCAACACTACTAACTTGAAGGTCTACGTATACTGTTCCCGAATCTTCATTAGTAACACTAATCTCGGAAACGTACAATCCCATAAGTCCACGAATACTGCCCGGAACGGGAGTACCCGCAGCCAGATCGACACTACTAACACTAATAGTAAGAGTGACCGTACCGGAATCGGTCCAGTTCGTTGGGAACTCTTCAGTAGCACTAGGAGTAATATCGAAATAGACTGTGCCAGCATCAATATACTCTTCGGTAGGTACTGGAATCTCAAATTCGACCCAATAAACAATACCTCGGCGAGCCTCCGTAATAACGTCAATGCCAGAAGGTATAATGACTAGTGTAACAGTACCACTATCGAAAATCTCTCTAGTTTCCGTAGCAGACGGAGTTAACGTTACGGGTACGGTTGCAGAATCAAATCGTTCCTGAGCATCTAGAGAGCTAGGAGTAATAACTACAGAGATAGTCCCGGTATCTTCGTAACTAGAGCTAGACTCCTTAAACTCAGTAGCCGAGGGACTTAGAACAACCGTAACTGTTGAGGCATCCAATCCTTCACGGTATTCTGTAGCACTTGGCTGTAGATCGACATAGATGCTTCCAACTTCAAGCGTCTCTCGAAACTCGGTACTCGATAGTTGAATGTCGAGAAGAACTGTAGCTGCATCAAAAATCTCCCTAGTCTCAACAGCACTTACTTGAAGATCGACGTAGATGGTATTAACGTCTGCGCTCTCACGACCTTCAACGGCACTAGGCGTTAGTAGTAGCGGAACTGTATTGCTATCAGTGTACTCAGTACCGCCTCCACCAACAGTATGCTCATCTACGCCACTAACGGTAATCTTGAGCGTTACCGTATTAGTATCAATAGTGGGGATTTCATAGATAACTGGCGGAACGTTGCCAGTATCAATTAGTGCATCTGCACCTAGCGGTGTGAGAACTGTAGCGTTCCACCAATCTTCATATTCAGGGAAAGCACCACCTGGAAGTGTTAGATCCCAAAAGTAGCTAGCGCCCCTCGATGGATCACGAATTAGATCGCCATTGTGCCAAGCGGTAATCTCTGCGTCGGTTAGCGCGTACTCCCAAACAAAGAGATATGCGATCCAACCTCTATAGTCCCATGAACCATCGGGAAACTTGCCCATGTAGATACGGTTGTGGTCAGGGATAGGCGTAGCCATTGCCCCTGTACCTGTACCACCACTAGTATCACCGTTTACGAATGCTTTACGTGAACTATGTGAAGCGAATACTGCTGCTAAGCTGTTCCACTGGTTTTCAGGGAAAGCAGAGCCAGCATTCTGATTCTCAAAGTCGGAGTTATACTCTTCGTATGCAGCAGCACTCGTAGGGCTACTAAGTAGAGGTAATGCTCCTTCTGCGCCGGCTCCGTCCCTACCTAGTGATGCTGGTGCCTGTACGGTCATTGAAGGCAACCACAGTGGCTTTATCCAAACCCCCACAGTGTAGGGTCTGTCCATCGTAGTACCTAATGGCTGTGTCTCCCACGACATATTACCGTCAAGGAAGATACTACCGCGAGTTGCGGGATTGCCCTTATGAAGATCGAAGCTGGAAACCTGAATGTCTACATATATTGTACCGCTATCAGTATGTTCTGTTCCGGATGCAGCTTCAGGAATTTCAAACTCAACCCAATAGACTCTTGCTTTAGAGCCAGTAACGCCTGAAGGCGTAATGACTAGTGGTACTGTACCGGAGTCCGTGAACTCCTGCGCTACGTAAGGCTGGATCGAGATAGTGAATGCGCGCCAACCAATTGCCTGATCCGTAGAAGCAGCAGGCCATACTGCATCTTCTGAGGCTGCATTGTTAGTACGGTCACTTGCGGCTACTGAACAGTTGGTTCCCGCAGTACCCGCAGTACCCGAAGTTACCTGTACTAGTCCAGAGTAGTTAGTAGCGGCGTTATTTGTCCACGTATCATCATCGGCTTCTTCACCAGCTTGTACGAAGAAGGTAATCCAGAGATAGTCCTTAGCGCCACCTGTGGGTGAAAGACTACTTGGATTAGGCGCATTCGATGTACCAGTAGCTACCGTACTAATCTGTGGCGCAATTGAAGCAGAGCCGTGACCTGAGATTCGATATGCAAGACTCGCGCTTTTGGTGCTACCTGAGCTTGTAAAGGTAACGGTGGCACCTTCTGTACCGTCTACAATATGACGAGCTACAAAGGCACCGTTAGCGACGTTCTCATCTACTAGCTCAGTCCAGCCCGTTAAGGCATTGATCGTAACTGCCTGGGCCTTGCCCATGATGACGATAATTTCTTCACCAACGACAAGGCTACCTGGGAGGTTGACTACATGGCTAGTACCCGCAGTAGTAGTTGCGGATTCAGCGGGTGTACCTTGTTTGGTTGGGAATGCCACGGACTTATGCTATGGCTGGTTAGCCCAAAACTCTACGTAGAGGTCATCATAGTCCGTTATGGTTCCCGTAACCGTCTCGTCAAACGTCGTAGGAGTATTACTAACACCGTTACGGCTAAAAGAGTCAACAAGAGTACCAGCCCCTAACGAGTCTCCACCACCCTGATACAGTTTAATAGTCATATTGATAGTAGCGCCGGCTGCACTATCTTTAGCTGTACGCCAACGCAGAGTACGTGTACCCGATTGTGGAGTTACTAGGCTATTGAAAGCTTTAATGCGAGTACCGGAGTTAGATGGTGACAACGGAGACTGAATGTAGTCTGCATCGCTTGGAGAAGTTTCATCAATAGCTGCTGCGAGCGAAGTACCAGCGGCCTGATCTGTCCAACCGTTATCTACGCTATCGGCTACTGCATAACCCTTTTGTGATGAAGCACCTAATCCGTATACCCAACCTGCTGGATCATCGCCGTTATCAGTTGTACCGTTAATTGCAGAACGGTGTGAATGATTGTTAGCTAGGTTGTTAGCGAAACCATCAGAGTCGTCTACTACCCAACTGTTTGAATCACACAGGTCTAAAATACTCTGTGTAGTCAGAGCAGCCATAATAGCGTCAATTTGACCAGCTGTTAGGACGATGCCATGTAGAACTGCGGCAACTGCAAATCTGATGTGAGCAGGATCTTCTGGTCCACCTAGAGTAATACTTACAGCATTGGGGACAGAGTCAGCAAACGTAGCCGTAATCTGATTGGTAGTTCTGGAACCGCCTACGGGGTATTTATGATATGTAGGTGATACGGTTCCGGACGCCTTGGTTTGAACATATAGTGACCAGTTATCAGCACTAGTAATAGTGAATGGCGTACCACTACCTGATTCACTAGAATCTTGAACAGTAGCCCCATTGCTGGTATACAGTCCGTTATTAAGGCGACGACCTATTGCAAAATATTCGCCTGTTGTGGGCTGGTTTCCTTCGATCATGGAAACCCACGTATCGTTTGCCGCCATAATACGAACTAGTACTAGCTGTGTTCCGTATACGAAGTTTTCTGGACCTACGCCCGCACTTAAGGCGTAAGTCATTAGGTCGGTAGTTACACCGTTGTTAAACTCTCTACTCATGGAATAACCTCAAACGATCCTGCATCGCAAATTGTGTCCTGTGGTCTTTCTGTGCCGTAACGATCAATTGAGTTAACGTAGGCTGAATCAGTACAGTAATCGGAAGCACCAGGAGTTTCTGCTGCATTGAAAGCCGGTGAACTACTAGTGATAGTACCGTCGTCAGGATCAATTCCGAGACTCGTAGCTCCTACGAAAGTATCAGTACCACATGATCCTGAACCACTCCATACGTTCTTAATATGATCGGCACAGTTTCCAGCGCCTTGGAAGTTAGGCCCAACATTGCCTACCCACGTAGCATCGCATCCTAAGTTAGCACCATCATCACCAGTAGGATCGAAGGTGTTATATGCGATAACTGTACTGTCGGTACATGATCCTGCCTGAATCCATGTAGAGGCATTATTGTCCGCAAAGTAGTTACCGATGATCTTGAAGTTATCAACGGTAGCAACTGAGAAGAAGATATAGCCTGAGCCTGAAGCAGCACCGGGTACGAAAGTATTATTGCTATAGGTTACGTTATCAGCAGCAGACTCTAGACGTAGATACTCTAGATGTGCATTATCGTCCGGCGCACATGGACCTTCAGGCTCTTCTAGATCGACCGTCTGTGGATTGAATGTAATGCCGTTAATAGTAGCACCAGGGAAGTAGATCCAAACTGGTTCACCATTACCACCAGGCTCAGCACCACAGTTACGTGGTGGTGGTGCAGGATCACCCCAAGTACCACCATCCCATGTAAAGTTAGTACCGTCGCAACCAGTACATTCCGCAACTGTACTGCCTACGGAAATATCAGGCCACCAACCAAAGATATCCACGTTCTTGTAGGTAACGTTCTGACCAGCAATAAGTGATCCCGGCGAGGGGCCATCTTCTTCATTAGTATCTACTGTGACGTTTTCAATCCATGTGTAGTTAGCGTCTGGACATAGTAGAGTACCTGCACCGAAAGCTGCATAACACTCTTCAGTGATTGTATCTTCAATCCGAACGCCGGCTTTAGACTCTCCAATTAGTTTAGCGCCAGGTGCGGTCTTATCACCAGTAATGAACTGTTGCCCATATGTACCATTTACGATTCGCGCTGTTTGCCCATTGCTCATTGCGTCCCATGCGGCATCAAAGCTCCCACAGGCTGTAGCATCATTGTACGCAACGGCAGAGCCGGTATTAGTACATGAGCCGCCATTTGTATCTACCCATACGTGTGCAGTACCTTCTGGTGCCCCGCCGCCATTTCCTGTAGTAGCTACGAAGCCGCCATAGCCTAGTCCTAGTACTGCTGCTCCTGTAGCTGCGGTAGCTAGTACCTTCTTGTATGGACTACCTGTTAGTAGCCAGTGACGTGGTAGTGGTAAATCAAGACTAAGCATCAGGGAATCTTGCCTTGTAGTACGTAACCTGAATGCTTGCTGATACGCCAGTTGTGCGGATCATCTTAAAAGAGGTTAGACGCGATCTACCTGCTACCCAATAGTAGACCGCATCACTCGCTGGCGGTACTAGTAGATGACCGTTAGATGAGGTAGGAGCCTCAATATCGCTCCAACGTAGTGGAGCCGTCTCAACGCTAATTAGTGCGTACTCTGCATCTGCATGTACTGAGGGAAGTGCTATTCCACCTGCTGTAGCATCAACCGTTGTTGGACCTACATGGTCTAGTGCGTCATAACCTGCTTCTACTTGTTGTACGTGCTGCTGCCATACAGGATCGCCGGACGTTTTAACGTCCCTGGCTGATACTTTACCATTAGGGCTAGCAGCAACCGTAACATCAATTCCTGTACGGGCCATTTTACTCCTAAAATTAGCCCCCTAGCCTAACCGCTTCCAAGCTAGGACTAGGGGGCTACTGTGGGCGCTGAGTTAACCAGCCTTAATTGTGATCGTGACCTTCTCTGTATCTAGGTTAGCGAAGGTACGTTCTGCGGCAGTATCTCCTGCACAATGCAAGTTACCTGCGTTGATCGTACCGGCTTCCGCAATGAACCAACTATCTGCACCGTTAGGTGAAGGCGCACCGGAGAACGGTCCAATCGTAACTTGATCTGCTGCTGTTGACTGACCACCCGTAGAAAGGGTGTTGTCGAACGTTGAAGTTCCCCAGTCTACTGAGCCTGTGTTAATCGACTTAGCGATTGTACCTCTAGCGTAACCGTTAGCCGTTGAGCTACCTAGCTCGTTGACGTTCGTACCTGTAACCGTAGGTGACAGTACGGAGTTACGAGCCATAGTGCTTACTGCTAGAGTCGCAAGTCCTACACGCCAGTCAGTAGGAGGCGTAATTGATCCTGAAGCTCCTAGTACGTAGTCCGTAAATAGCTGTGAGAACCGCTGAAAGACAATGACAGCACCGTGTACGCGCTGCGCTTCAAAGTCCCCACAGGGGTAATCGGAGTGGTGAAGGTGGATACCAGGCTCATACATTACTTACCACCCTCTAGATCGTCAATGGAAAATTCTTCAACGGCTTCCATCTTGTAGTTACTTTCGTGTGGGCCGCTGGATACCTGTGAAGTGCGTAGCGCACTAACCAAGTTAGGCAGAACTGCTAGGTCTAGTACACCATTTTCGTCTGCCGCCGCATCAATCGCATCACTTAGTGCGGCCTTTGCCTCATCTACGCTTAAAGCATCCATAGAGTCGGCGGGGTCACTATCGTACTTTAGTACTTTAACGATACGACCTGCGGGCTGACCTGCTGGACCACCGGCTTCACCATCTTTAGCTCGGTTATGGTGGCCTAGTACAGTTGCCTTCATAACTTCGTCATCCTCATAGTTCGCTAGTGAGTGCGAACCGTCCTCCCAAATTACCTCATACATTTAAGTACCTTCCACGTCGTCGGTTGGAATGGGACTTGACTCCTTTAATGCCATTTCGTGTTCATCGTTGATTAAACCATCGCCGAGATTAACTACGCCATAAGCCACTAGTTTAACTACAGCTTCAGGTGTAGCCCAATGCCCACTAGACGCTAATAGGTCGTGTTGGCGTTGGGAGTGTGTTTTAGCGTGTTTGTGGCTCCACTCTTTTCTCATACCTAGAGCGTAGAGTGTAACGTTGTCAGGCTTAAAGTCGAATTGCCTTGGATTAGCCTGGAATACGTCACTAGGAAACCTGTCTGCTTCACTCTGAAAGACCTCTCCACAGATGCAACAACCTGTAAAGGGTCGGTGAGGCAGAAACCTTAGATTGGTTAGTGCGTCTAGCCCTACAGCCGCTCCTGTAAGGACAAAGCTGTTTTGGGCTACTACGTTACTCACTTCTTCTCAGCTTCATTCATACCGTGGAGGAGTGCTTCTAGAGGATCGCCAACTAGCGCGCCAATCTCCTTACCAACGGCCTTGTCGATGATGTACTGAGCAGCCTTAAGTCGATTAGCTTCACTGGAACCGTGTTGTGCAATATGTAGCATTACTGCTACTGCTTTAGGTACGGCACCAGTTAATAGTTCTTTAGTCTTTTCACGAATTTCTACTGGCGTTAATTTACCGTCTTGATACTTCTCGTTCGTTTCCCACTCTTCTTCCATTGCTTTCTGATAGTTCTTTAGAGTCTGCTGTAGTTGACGTTCGTTTACCTCTTTATCCGGCCCATTAGGTGTTGGGTCAATGCTGAATGCGTCGCCAACGTGTTTATCGTTAGACTCGTCTTGACTCTTATCATCCATAGTGCTACTGTACCTCCTGTGTCGAATCGCAGTATAGATGACGTGCAGGCGTAGGGATAACAGGTTAGTGAGCACTAACTTACCGATTTCGATTATGGAGATACGAGGGGACGATCGCCCACTTCGTTCGGATAGCGCAACTACAGTCCCTCGTGTTCAGTCACCGGGAGACGCGGAGTTTCGGTAAGCGTCGCAGGTGAAGCCGGAAGCGGCAGAGTGTCAGCGGCTCGCGGGAGGTAGCCAATCCCCCCGGAGGCAGGTAGCAGGACTAGACCACACTCACCGCAGAAGGAAGACGTTAGGAGCGTCACGCGCAAGAGCCACGGCGAGCAGTGTTTGACAGCCGGAAGCCGTCCGAGCAGTAGGCAACTCATAAGGTTGCCTAGGGTGGTGAGGAGAATGCGCGTTCAAAGGTTCCCCCGGATGCTGTTTCGCAACCGGGAGGGTTAGCAGTAGAGCCACCATGGTCTAGGCAGGGTTGACAGTCGCAAGGCTACGTCACTCTAAGTACCTAGCTAGGTGCGGAGCGCAAGCCGTCTCTCGCATAGCTACCTCTCTCGCAAGCGTCGCACCTAGGTACGGGGAGACTGGACAAAGGGACTACCCCTAGTGCGGGGTAGCGCCACACTGAACGTAGGACAGTCTTAGCAGGGTAGTGAGTACGCCTACCCTGCACTAGCCTCACTCACGCACCGCGTCACACTGGCACAGTGGCGGTTAGTGTATACCCGCTTAGACCCTAGGGGTATGCGCGGCACAGTGTCCTAACCCGCTTATCGGCGATACGCGCAGTGAAGTGAGGCTAGTGCAGGGTACGTCAAGCTAAGACTAGGAAGGGGATACAGTGAAGCGTCTAAGCATGGATACGCTCAGTGATCGTGCTGCTACTGAGCGAGTTGCTAACACTCGCCGTAGCAAGGGACTAACCCGCAAGCAAGAGCGCGCATTGCGGCGCTACCGTGGGGCTGATCGCTCAGTGACACTCACTGGCGTAATCGCACCCCCAACTAAGAATGCTGCTAAGACGGCATTCGGCCAGAATCGCCCACGCTTGGATACCTCAATTGAGGTTAAGAGCATCGGCAATATCGTTAGTGTCCCTTCTAAGCTCTAAGACCCCCACAGGGTAGGAAGGATGCCGCAATGAAATACAAGGTGATAGTGTATCGGCGTCAACTTCACTCTAGGAAGTGGAGCAAGACCGATTCGGCAGAGTTTCCGGTTGGAAGCTTTAAGGATATCGGCTACTGGCTAGACGATTGCGGGTATATCGAGGAGGATTGCAAAATTGACATTCGCATCGGCTAAAACGGTTGCGGT